GTTACAATTTTTGAAAAGCAGAAAAGCCTTTGTATGTGTTTAATTAATTACAGTATTTGGAAAAGGATAAATATGGAGTTTAGAGAAGTAGTAAGTTTGTTACATACAGAATGTAACAAGCATTTTAAAGATAGATGTTTGGATTGTAAGTTATCAGAAAGTTATTTGTGTCAGGACATTTTAAAAATGAAGAGTTTAAGTCTTGAAAAAATAGAGAAAATAGAAAACATTTGCATAGAAATAGAAAAAGAGTGAGGAAGGTGATTTTATGACAGATAATTTTATGGAAGAGGAAGACCATAGCGAAGATTTTGAAAAAATAGAAAAATCTGCAACATATAAGAAAATAAAAAAGTCTTTACTAGACCAAATGAAAGAAAATGAGATAGCAAAAGAAGTTTTTGAGGATTTGGTTAAAGATTACATGAAATTGTATGTTGTAAAAGAGCTACTCATAACAGATATAAGGAAAACAGGCGTATCTATTTCGTATAGGAACAGAAATGGATATACTACAGCAAAAAGGAATACTAGTGTATCAGATTTTTACAAGGTTAATCAGCAAATGATTACTTTGTTAAATAAATTAAAGCTCAGTCCAGTTATTGAGGAAGAAAATACAGAAGAAGATGATGATGATGAGCTCTAAAATTAATAAGTACTTAGATGAATACATAGAAATAGTTGAAAAAGATAAAATTAGGTGCTGTAAAGAGCAAAAATTGTTAGTAAAACATATTAAAAAAGTGTTTTCTACGGAAAAAATCTTTATAGATGAGGAAAGAATAGAAAAGTATTTTAGTTACCAAAAGTATTTTTTTGACCTTTATCCGTGGGAGAAATTCTTGTTCATCCTGCATAATTGTTGTTTTAAAGAAAATGGACTGCCAAGATGGAGCAAATTGTTTCTGTTTGTTGGTCGTGGAGCAGGCAAAAACGGCTATTTGGCGTTTGAAGACTTTTGCCTTTTGACTCCCACACATGGAATAGAACATTATGATATAGATATTTGTGCTAACTCGGAAGAGCAGGCGAAGACATCTTTTATGGATATATATGAGGTGTTAGAAAATCCTAAAAACAAGGATAAAATGAAAAAACACTTTTACTGGAATAAGGAAATGATACAGAATAAGAAGACTTTATCTGTTATTAAGTACAGAACTAACAATCCGAAAGGAAAGGATGGTTTAAGGTCTGGGAAAGTGGATTTTGATGAGATACACGCGTATGAAAATTACGAAAATCTTAAGGTTTTTACAACTGGGCTCGGCAAAAAGCCACACCCTAGGAGAACTTACGCAACAACAAATGGAGATATTCGAGATGGTGTGTTAGATGATAAGTTAAAAAAAGGGGTAAGAATTTTAAATGGTGAGATACCTGATAATGGCGAAATAGTATTTATTTGTAGATTAGAATATAAGGAGCAAGTACATGACCCGAAAAACTGGGAAATGGCTAATCCCTCCATCCCTTATAACATAAATTTACGCACAGAAATAGAAGAAGAGTACCAAGAATATGCAGATGACCCTTTAAACAACTCCGCATTTATGACAAAGAGAATGAATTTTTTTGTCGGAGATAAAGAGCATGAAGTTACAAGTTGGGAGAACTTAGAAAAAGCAAGTAAGCAGATAGAAAGTAACATATTCGGTAAGGAATGTGTTTGTGGAATAGATTTTACAAAAGTTAACGATTTTATGTCGGCATTTTTATTATTTAAAGTCGAAAATGGCTACGCTGGCATACATCACAGCTGGTTTTGTATCCAGTCAGTCGATAAAGAAAAGATAAAATTGCCTCTTGATAAGATGGAGGAACTTGGATTATTAACAATAGTTGATGATGTAGAAGTAAATCCCGAACTACTAACAAGGTGGTTAGAGACGCAGTCATACATATATGATATTAAAAAAGTTGCTATTGATAGCTATAGGTATGGTTATTTATCAAGAGAATTAAACAATGTAGGTTTTAACAAAGAAAACAAAAATCTAAAATTAGTTAGACCTAGTGACATAATGCAAGTATTTACTAAAGTCGTCTCTACTTTTAACCAAAATAAAATCATTTGGGGTGATGACCCTATGATGAGATGGTTTACTAACAACACAAAAGTAGTACCAACAGTACATAACAATTTCGTTTTTGATAAAATTGAGCCACATGCAAGAAAAACAGATGGTTTTATGGCATATGTGGCAGCAATGACAATCGAAAATGAACTTAGTGAATACACTGGACCTCTTGAATTTATAGATGTAATAACTCTTTAGGGTGGGGGTGATTAAGATAAGCATCTTTGATTTTTTGTTTAAGAAATTAACTAATATACATTACGAAACAGTAACAGCAAATGATAAAGTTAAGAGTTGCTTTTTAAATTTAGCAACACATACAGCAGTTAGTTATATAGCTAACACAATAAGTAAATGCGAGATTAAATCTTTTGACAAAAAAGGTGAGGTAAAGGATAAAGTATACTACAAGTTAAATGTATCACCAAATCCTAACCAAAATAGCTCGCAATTTATGAATAATTTGATTGAGAATTACTTTTATAAAGGTGAAGCGCTTGTGATAATGCATAAGAATAACTTTTATGTATGTGACGATTTTAATGTAGAGAAATTTGGAATGTCTCCAAACAGATACACAGGAATTGTGATAAATGGAGAACTTACAAACATAGAAAAGTATGCATATGATTGTTTTCATTTTAAGTTAGACAACCAAAATGTTAAAAATTTGCTTGCACTTGCTTATGATGAATACGGGAAGATACTAACAGCAAGTATTAAACACTATCTAAAAAAGAATGGTAGCAAATACAAGCTAAACATGGAGAATTATCGAGCAGGTGATAGAGATTTTCAAGCGATTTATGAAAGTGTAATTAAAGAGAATCTAAAAGACTTTTTAGAGAATGATAACGCAGTATATCCGCAATTCAAAGGTTTTAATTTAGAGGAATTTGAGCAAAGAAACGTTGGAAATTCTGCAAGTAATCAAGATATTATCTCTATGCGAAAAGATATATTTGAGATGGTTGCACAAGCTTTTAAAGTACCTGTTAGTATGCTTTTAGGTAACATAACCAATATGAACGAGATAGTAAAAGTGTATTTAACTGTGTGTATAGACCCGTTAGCGGATATGATAAGCGAAGAATTTACAAGAAAAATGTACACTATAAATGATATGAAGATTGGTAAAAAAATAAAGATAGATACTAGTACTATTAACCATATCGATTTACTCGATGTGGGTGATAATGTAGATAAATTGATCGCAACTGGTACTTGTAGTATCGATGAAGTACGAGAGCGGTTGAATATGGAACAACTTAACACAGCTTTTAGTAAAAAGCATTTTATTACTAAAAACTATGAGAATTTGCAGGAAGTAAAGGAAGGTGGAGTAGAAAATGAGTGATAAATTTTTTGGTATTAGACTGCCAGAAGGAAAAAGAAGAGGTGGTTTAGTACAAACAGCAGGAATTGCATACCAAAGCTGGAAAGAAGCAGAGGCGACTGTCGGAGATGATGACGGAGTAGGCACATTTAAGCTTAAAGCTAATACACAAAGAGTAGATAAAGGTATAGGAACTTTATCTTGTGCTAGACAGCTAAAAATTAACAGTAATAAAGCAACAATTACTAGTGCTAATAAGGTGAAAATCCTAGGAACTAATATACATGATGAAAATATTATCGAGGAGATAAGTTTAAATGGTACTACTGCGGTAACAAGCACTAAAGCGTTTAAAAAGATTAAAGCTATAGAGTTACCTGTACAGATTAACACTCCTGTCAAGCAGGTACATACAATTACGGTAGCAGGAGGAGCAGGAACAGCAAGCGGAACTGTAACAACAACTATTACATCCGCTAATCTAACAGGCTCTCCCGTATCTGTGGAAACTGAAGTAGAAAAAGATGATACAAAAGCTATTGTAGCTCAAAAAATAGCAGATGCTTTAAACGCAGATGAGGAAGTTAGTAAAGTGTTTGTTGCAACAACAGACGATGATGATGTAATAATAACTAATATAGATTATCTTGCTGATGATGCGACACTTGCTATGGCTATAGCGGATACAGATAGCACAGGCGTAGGAGCTACAGCAAGTGGAACAGATACGGCAGCAGGAGTAGAAGAAGATGCAATAATTGTTGGTTACACAGAAAAATTAGGTTTAAAAGTAAGTGCAAGAGCTGTACATAATATAGCATCTTACAAAGATGATACAACAGACGGAAGTGTTAGTTTTACGTGTGACGCGGACGAAGTTGAAAAAAATATGATTAAGTTTAATGCATCTTTAGGAACAGGAACAAGAGATACTTGCTACTTAGTAAGAGAGTAGGTGAGGAGTATGAGAAGAAAAGAGTATTATTCTCTTTCCAAAAAAGGGCAGAATGTTACTATCAACATATATGGAGATATTACAAAGTATTCTTGGTGGGAAGAGGATTATGGAGCTACTAAATTAGCAAGAGATTTAGGGCAATATGACCAAATAGATAATATAGACGTCTTTATTAACAGTAACGGTGGTTCGGTATCTGAGGGTTTGGCTATTTACAACATACTGCAACGTCATCCCGCAAAGGTTACAACGTATTGCGATGGTTTTGCATGCAGTGCGGCAAGTGTTGTCTTTATGGCAGGTGATGAAAGGATTATGTCTAATGCAAGCTTGTTAATGATACATAACGCTTGGATGTATGCGGAAGGAAATGCGGCAGAACTTAGAAAACTAGCTGATGATTTAGAAAAAATTACAGAAGCAAGTGTAAATGCTTACATGAATCACGTTAATATTGATAGAGATGAGTTAAAAGAGATGATGGACAACGAAACTTGGATAGATAGCGATGAGGCTTTAGAAAAAGGCTTTTGCACTAGCGTAGTTCAGGAAGAGCAACAAGTTGCAAATCAATCAGTTTCTGCGAAAGTTAGGGAACTCCTATTACACAGTTCACATAGATTAAACAACAATACCAGTGATGTTGCTTGTGCTGGCAGTTTCGGCATGAGCAACACAGGTATGACAAAAGAGCTTTTTGAAAATGTAAAATTATTTATAGATGAATTTAACGAAACAAAGGCGAAAATTATCGAAGAACAAAAGGAAAAGGAAGCTATAGAAGTAGCTGAGAAAAAGGAAGAAAAGAAATATATTAACTTTTTTAAAGTATTAGCGGAAGGAGTAGAGCAAGATGATTAAATTTAGCAAAGATATAAAAGAAGTTTGCAAGGAATTAATGCAAGCAATAGAATCTGGAGATAGTGCTAGAATAACAGAAGCTTGGGAAAGTTTACATGAGTCTATAGTAGATAATGTAATTGCAAATATGGACGAGAAAAGTCAAGAAAATTTAAAACAATTTGACAAAAAGATTTTGCAGGCAAGAGGAGTAAGACAGCTTACTAACCAAGAGACTAGATGGTATAACAAGTTAATAGATGCTTGCAAATCTAAAGATCCTAAGCAAGCCTTTATAGAAATAATTGAAACATCCGAAGAAGAGGATGTTATGCCAACAACCATATTTGAGCAAATCTACAAAGATTTAGAGGAAGATTATCCTTTATTTAGTATCTTAGATTTCCATTATGTGGGATACATAACCAAATGGATTTTGAACGACAATACTAGACAATTGGCAGTATGGGGAGAGATTAATAGCGAAATTACAAAAGAAATCACAAGCGGATTAAGAGTAGAAAAAATAGACCAAAATAAATTGTCTGCATTTGCTCAAATCCCACAAGATATGTTAGTTATGGGTCCTGAATTTTTAGATACATACTTAAGGACTTGCTTGCAGATAGCGTTACTAAATGGATTTGAGGAAGGTATCATAAATGGTAACGGTTTAAACCAGCCTATCGGAATGATAAAGGATATACATCATGGCGTATCTGTAGACACAACTACAGGATATCCTAACAAGGAAGCTGTAACTATAACATCTTTTAGTCCTAAAGACTACGGCGAGGTTTTGGCAAATCTAGCGCAAACAGAGAGCTGGACAGATGCAGGTGGTGTTACACACGGCGGAAGAATGAGAAAATTTGATGAAGTTGCCCTTATCTGCAACCAAGTTGACTATCTAACAAAAATAATGCCTGCGACAGTTGTGCAGAATGTTAACGGTGCTTTTGTGGAAAATATTTTCCCATTTCCAACAAAGGTTATCCGCTCAAATGCGATCGAAACTGGAAAAGCTATATTATGCTTACCAGAAAAGTATTTCTTGGCTGTAGGCGGAGAAAGAAATGGACAAATCGAGTATTCTGACGAATACAAATTCTTAGAAGATGTTAGAACATTTAAAATAAAACAATTTGGTACAGGTAGATTTGAGGATAACACTTGTGCAATCTACTTAGATATAAGTGAGTTAGACCCTGCTTACATAACAGTAGCGACTAATGTAAGTGCTTAAAAAAAGGAGCTGGTGACTATGTTACAAGCTTTAAAAGATAAATTGGCTATAACTTGGAGCGATACAGACACGGACAGACGGCTTAACTCTATATTAGAGACAGCAAAAGTAACTCTAGCTTTTAAGTTAGGGTTGCCGTCTGGATATGTTTGGACAACAAATACACAGGAGTCTAATCTGTTATTAAATTACTGCTTCTACGAATGGAATGATGCAGTAGACGAGTTTGATGATAACTATGCTAACGATATTTTACAATTGAGAATGAAATATGAGGTGAGAGATTATGTTGAACAAGAGACATAAGTTCCACCGCTTTAATGAGGGAGTAGTTAAGATATATAGAGATAATACTACTAATAGCAGTTTTGGAGCTAAAAAAAATAGTGTAAAACTGTCGGATATGGAGTATTTAGGAAAGTTAGATTATTATCAACAAACTTGTAGACAAGAAGACTTGGAGTATTGTGAACAACTAGGTTTTAACTTATCTCTAAAGATAAAAACACATCTTAAAAAAGATGTAAAAATAAAGCACAAAGCAGTAATTAATAATACTCTCTACACTATTAACTTTATTAACCACTCTAAAAAGGCTATGTATCTTTATTTAGAGAGGGTTAGGGAACTAGAGACAGAACAACAAACTACTAATACAAGTGTAGAGAGTAGTGATTAAGGAGTAAAAAAATGATTTTAACTGATTTAAGAGACAAATTAAGTGATTTAAAACCTGATAAAGTTTTTTACGGTATGATAAACCAAGAACTTGAAATATGGGACTACATAGTATTTTATCGCACAAATACAACAGATAACATAACTAGTTTTGTTAGAGAGTTCCAAGTTGCTGTTGTGGAAGAAAATTACATTGCGGAAGATTACGAAGAAATAGTAATTAACAAAGTTACAGAGATACCAGGCGTGCATGTAGTTGAAGATGTAGAGTTTGAGTATACTCGAAAACCTAACACAGACACAGTAATAGAAGTCATGCTTATTAATTTTGCTTACTCTAGTAAAAAGGGTGATAAATGTGGTAGTTAATTTTAGATATGATTTAGGTGAGCTTGAAGAAATGTTTAGTCAATATGAGCATGCTGAAGATGTTATTAACTCAGTTTTGCATAAAGAAGGTGCAGAGAGAATTAAAAAAGAGATAATAAACATTTTACCAGTTTCGGGTAGGCATTGGAGAGGAAAGGCGAAGGCGGCGAAATATGCACAGCCTTTTACTCAAAAAGATGGTAATCTTAGTGTTACTATCAAATCCCGTGGGAAATATGGGTATCTGTATTTTCCAGACGATGGCTCGAACACGATTAAACATTTTGGAAATCAAAAATTTATGCAAAGAGGTGCAGAAAATGCAACAGACAGTATAGTAGATACTATACTAGATAGACTAGTTAATTCTAGGTAGAGCGAGGAGTTGGTATAATGGGAACTATTTATGATAGTATTTTTTCAGAATTCGAAATAAATAGGTTAGGGTTAAAAATAGAAGGTGAGCAGACTTTTACAGCTGCAAACTGTGTAGCAACTTTTAAAGAAGAGATGGAAACAAAAACCATCACTAAAAAATGCCGTGGTGTGGTGGCAAAAACCAGCACTAAAGGAACTGGTAATGGTACTATAGAGGCAACTTTGCATGTACCTTATCCTCTTTTAGTTAAATTAAAAGGTATGCAAGATGATAGTTTAAAAGATGGTGTGTATAGCTACGGTAACATATCTAGACATAAAAGATTTGCTGTAACTTGCAAAATCGAGGATGAAGATGGCAACGTTAAGTTAAAAGCTTATCCTAATTGCATCGTGCAAAATGGTATACCAAATGAAATCGAAAATGAAGGTACAGAAGTAAAAGAGAGTGAGTTAAGTATTGTTGTAATGCCAGACGAATACGGTGTAGGCGTTTATGAAAGAATTGTCCCTATCGGCGAACTAAACGCAGATACAACAATAGAAAACTGGCTTACTAACTGGAGTAGAAGTATGGTAGACAGTACAGCAGTTAACTACACTCTTAGCTGGACTCTTACAAAATGTACAGCTAGCAATGGAGCTACTAGCATAGCTAAAAATGGTACTTTAATCTCTACTATTACAGCAGAAGATGGATATGAGTTGCCAAGCTCAATAACTGTAAGTGGCTCAAGCGATTACTTCTGGAATGAGGATACAGGGCTTTTAGTAATAGATAATATTACAGCAAATACCTCTATTACTATTACAGCTACATCGGAGGAGTGATTTAGATTAAAGCTTTAGTAGTTAAAGATTTTGTAGACAAAAAAAGCAAAAAGTTAATTAAAAAAGGTACTATAATAGATGTAACTATAGATAGATTTAATGAGATTACTAATAAACTTGGTGCTCTCAATTTAGTTAAAGGAAGTAGGGCGAAATAACCTGAACAGATGTAATAGAGTATTAGATTAACGCTAGTACTCTATTTTTTTATTTTAGAAAGGAATGATTTAATGATAAATAAAATTGTACCAGCTAGCACTAAAATTAAGCTAGTAAATGGAGAAGAAATTGATTTGCTAATGAACTTTAGAGGATTATCTTTGCTTAGAAAAGAGAACAAAAGTATATATGAAAAATTGAACAAGTTTATCTTTTCGGTTGGAGATTTAAAAGATATGGACTTATTAGAAATAGTAGAAATGCTATATGCATGCTACCAAATGCATCAACTTTACTATCAACAAGAGATTTCTAAATCTTATGAAGAATTTTTAGAACTAGTTGAATTCGATTTAGAAAAATTAATGAATACATACACTTTATTGCTCGTTGGCGATAAAAAAAAGGCTTCGCAAAAGCTTTCGAAAGAAAAATACACAGAACAAAAAGAGGCTTAAAGACACCGCCATTGGTGTTTGAGCAATTAGAAGATTATTATGCGTATTACGTGCTAATCCTTAAAATTAGCGAAGAGGTCTTTTGGAATATGGATATACCGTCCATTAACACTATTGTAGCTAATAAACAGGCGTACGATGCTTGGCAGGATTACGCATTAGAAAAGGAGCGTGAGAGGGGACATGGCAAGTAATAGAGAGGCTAAAGTACTTTTTACAGCAGAAACAAAGCAATTTACAGCTAATATTAAGCAAGCTAAAAGTAGTCTATCTACTTTACGCTCAGAATTAAAATTAAACGAAGCTAACTTTAAGAATTCTGGGGATGCTGTACAGTTTTATACAACTAAGCAAAACTTACTACAGCAGGAACTAGAGCAGAGTAGGACAAAGATAGATAATTTAAGGCAAAAGCTAGAAGCAGCAAAAAGAATATACGGGGAAGGTTCGGAAGAGGTCCAGCACTGGACAAGGCAGTTAAACGGAGCTTTAACTGAACAACAAAGAATAGAAAGCTCTCTAAACCAATGCGAAAGGGAGTTACAGCAGTACACTAACGAACAACGAGAAGCATCTACGGCATTAGGCAAATTAAACAGAGAGATAAATGAGCAGGAAAGAGAACTTGAACAGCTTAAAAGAGAGTATGTTAATGCTTGCTTACAGTTTGGTAGAAATAGTACAGAGGCTAAACAACTAGCAAGGCAGATAGATACGCTATCTGAGGAGTTAAACGAGAACAGAAGAGAAGTACAGCGTTACGAAGATGCAGCAGATGATTTAGATAACACTATGGAAGACGTAGAAGAAGAAGCGAAAGATATGGGAGATGGCTTTACTGTATTAAAAGGTGTTATAGCTAATCTAATAACAGACGCTTTAAGAAAATTGATGGAAGCTTTAAAAGAAGTATCAAAATTTACTGTTAATGTAGGAATGAGTTTTGAAAAAGAAATGTCTAAAGTTAAAGCTTTGTCGGGTGCCAGTGCTGATGAAATGGTAAAACTTAGAGATAAAGCTAAAGAAATGGGTTCTGCTACGAAATTTTCTGCAAGTGAATCGGCACAGGCTTTTCAGTTTATGGCGATGGCAGGTTGGAAAACTAAAGATATGCTAGATGGTATTGAAGGTATAATGAATTTGGCAGCAGCATCGGAAGAAGATTTGGCAAAAACATCTGATATAGTTACAGATGCATTAACTGCATTTGGTTTAAGTGCTAAAGATGCAACACATTTTGCTAACGTATTAGCTACTACATCTACAAGTGCTAATACCACAGTTGATGCAATGGGAGAGACTTTTAAAAATTGTGCGGCTCAATGCGGTACGATGAAATATACCGTCGAAGATGCAAGTGTTGCTATTGGTTTAATGGCAAACGCTGGAATTAAAGGTTCAAACGCTGGTACAGCGTTAAAAAATATAATAAGTAATATGGCTAACCCGACTAAAAATATGAAAGAAGCTATGAAAACACTTGGTTTAAGCTTAACTGACAATAAAGGTAGAATGCTAACTTTAAAAGAGGTTATGGAAGAACTAAGAAAAAAAATAGGTGGTGTAGATGTTGAATTAGTTGATGCCAATGGAAATATGAAAGATGCTGAGGAAATTGTTAAAGAATATGGTAATAAGCACAAAGATTTAACTAAAATTCAGCAAGTTCAAGCGGCTGCAACTATATTTGGTAAGGAAGCTTTAGCAGGTGCATTATCTATTGTAAATGCATCTGAGGAAGATTATGCTAATCTGACAAAAGCTATACATGATTGTGATGGAGCATATGATGGTATGGGAAGTGCAGCAGGAACAGCACAGACGATGATGGACAACTTAGATGGAGATATCACTATCTTAAAATCCACGCTAGAAGGTGTTGCGGTTGATGCATACGAAAAATTCGGAGAACCTCTTAGGGGTGCTGTACAGTCTGTAAAAAGCACATTCGAACGTGCAGATATTAAAAAAGGGCTTATGGATATAGCGGAAGCTTTTGGAAATGTAGCAAGCAAGATTGTAGCAAAGATACCCGATATGGTAGAGGGTTTAGTAGACTTTGCACACTGGGTAAAAGATAACATGTCTTTAATTAAAACTTTGGGTGCTGTAATTGCTACAGTTTTTGTTGCAACAAAAATACTTGGTTTTGTTAGTGCTATAGCCTCGGCTATTAATCCTGTTACTCTTGTTATAGCTGGTATTGCTGCTTTAGTTGCTGGCTTCGTCCACCTTTGGAACACGTCTGAAAGTTTTAGAAATTTTTGGATTGGACTTTGGGAAAAAATTAAAGCGGTTATGTCTCCTATTATAGATATTATAAAAAGTGGATTACTTGTAGCGTTTAGGACTCTAAAAAGTGCAATTGAGCCAGTTAAAACCGCCTTCAGTCAAGTTTTAGACTCGCTAAAACCTCTAGAAAGTTATTTTAAATTAATTGGTGCTGCAATAGGTGCTGTAGTTACTACTCTAGTAGGGCTTGTAATAGGTACTATAACAGGTCTTGCCAACGCCCTTGGTGGAATTGTGCAGATGATCGAAGGTATACTACAATTTATTGCTTCAGGTTTTTCTATGTATTTTGAAACAATTGGAGCTATTTGGCAAACCATTAAAGCGTTGTTTACAGGAAATACAGATCAAATTAAAAAAATATGGTCAAACTGGCTCGACAACATGAAGAATTATCTTAAGACAACGTGGGAAGGCATTAAAAATGTTTTTGGCGGAGCTATTAACGCTATATTAGGTTTTATAACAGGTTTCGTTCGAGGAATTATTGCATTTTTTGAGGGACTTTATGATACCTTAGTTGGTCACTCAATCATCCCAGACATGATGAACGCTATAATAAACGTGTTTATGTGGTTACCAAATAAGGTTATTGCTATTGTTAAAGCTTTTGTGTCTGGAGCTATTAGCGTGTTTAACTCGCTTAAATCACGTGCGTCAAGTATCTTTAATAGCATTAAGAGTGTCTTGTCTAGCGTTTGGAATAGTATTAAGAGTGTTGTTAGTAGTGCAGTAAGTAATGTTTATTCTACAGTTACAGCCAAGTTTAATAGTGTTAAAAGTACAGTATCAAGTATCTTTAATAGTATTAAAAGTACACTATCTAGCATTTGGAACAGTATTAAGAGTGTAATTAGCAGTGTAGTTAGTAGTATTTACTCAACAATCTCTAGTAAATTTAACAGTATTAAAAGTACTATGTCTAGTGTGTTAAATAGTGCTAAAAGTACTGTAGTATCCGTGTTTAACGGTATTAAGAGTAGTATTGGTAGCATCATGAACGGTGTAGCTAATACTGTTAAGAGTGGTATAGACAAAGTTAAAAACTTCTTTAACTTTAAAGTGTCCTTGCCAAAAGTTAAACTACCACACTTTTCTGTATCAGGTTCTAAAAATCCGATTGATTGGATAGATAAAGGTACACCTAAATTTAGTGTATCTTGGTACAAACAAGGTGGTATTTTCACTAAACCTACACTATTTAACACTAACAGTGGATTAAAAGGAGTGGGAGAAGCAGGAGCAGAGGCAGTTTTGCCTATCGAAAAATTGCAAGGTTTTATAGATAATGCACTGCAAAATCAATCATATGACGCTAACTTAGTAAATGCTATAGAGAGACTAGCAAACAGGGAGATACAGACAAACTTGTACATAAACGATAAGCTATTTGCTACGGCAACAGCAAAGGCGAGTGACTACGTAGACGGCAATAGATTAACATTTTCTGCAAGGGGGGTAGCTGTAACATGATATTAAGCAACGGAATAACTATTAATAACAAGCATTCTTACACAGATTTTGATCTTTACATAAGCGAAAAAAGCATAGGGCTACCCGAAAAGGAGATAATAACAGATACAGTTCCTTTCATGAGTGGATACTATGATTTTTCAAATATACTTGGAGGCTCTGTGTTTAAAGAAAGAGTATTAGAATACACATTTGATTTGCTATCTACATCAACAAAGAGCTTGGAGGAACTAAAGACGGATATAGCTATGTGGCTTATGAACGTCCACAACGCAGAGATTTACGATGATGAGTTAGAAGGCTTTCACTTCGTTGGCTCGTTTGAAAGTTGTGAATGGGCTGAGGATGACGAATACGGAGAATTAAAAGTAACTTTTAGATGCCAACCGTTTAAAATTGCAAACGAAGAAACAGAGATAGTTTTAGAAACAGGAACTAATGCAATAGATTATGATGGACTACCTGTTAACTTGTCGGTAATTTCAACAGGTTCAACAAGTATTATAATCGGTACAACTACAATAAATGTAGGCACTACCAAAACTACTTTATCTGTACCCCTTACCAACATAGGGTTAGAGATAGGATATACAGGAGCAGAAACAGTTACACTAAGTTATAGGGAAGAGGTGATTTGATGTATCAAGTTTTACTAAACAACGGCAACGGGGATATAGTTATCCATGATGGTAACACTATTAGGAATAATATAAAGTTACTAAGTTGTAATCTAGTAGATGAGCTAAACAAGATATCTAACTTAAGCTTTAACGTACATTATAGTCACCCGAATTTTAACGATTTTGTTGAATTGCACACTAAGATAAGCGTTTTTAACACACATAAAAATGCCTATGTGTTTAAGGGTAGAGTGTTAAATATATCTACCAGCATGGATGCAGACGGAAGTATTACTAAGTCGGTGACGTGTGAGAGCAGGCTAGCATATTTAAACGATAGTATCCAACCATACACACCAGAAAGGCAGTACGCAGGAGATATTAACACTAGTGGATTGCAGGAATTTATTACAACTTTGTTAACAAATCATAACTCACAAGTGGAAGATTACAAAAAAATCTACGTCGGAAATATTACTTTGCAAACATGGAAGACCTCGGACGGTGTTTACAAAGGGTTGAATTACGAAACTACATGGAAAGCTATACAGGAGAAGCTTTTAAATGTATTTGGAGGAGAAATTAGGCTAAGAGAGGAAAATAATACACTTTATCTAGATTATGCGGAGAGCTTTGGCACTACTAGGAATACCAAAATAGAGCTAGGCAGGAATTTGAAGAGTGTTCAGCAGGATTTTGACGTAACTAGAATAATAACAAGATTAATCCCCTTGGGGGCTAAACAGACGGACGAAGAGGGGAACGAGACCGAGGAAAGACTTACTATAGCAGATGTTAACGATGGCTGTATTTATGTAGAAGATGAGACAGCTCTTGCTAGGTATGGGGCTATCTATGCAACTGTCGAGTGGGACGACGTTACTATTAACACAAATCTACTATCTAAAGCTAGAGATTACCTTATAGAGAATAACAATGTGCATGTTAACAACAGCGTTACAGCACTTAACTTGTATTTGTTAGGGTTAGATGTAGATGATATTAATTTGGGTGATAGCTACCCAACCAAAAACTCTTTACTTAATATAGATGAGACTATGCGAGTTGTTAAGACTAATATTAATATTTTATCTCCTCAGGAAAGTACTTTTGATATGGGGGAGAGTACGAGAATGATGTCGGATATTCTATTAGATATGAATAAACAAGTTAACCAAACAGTAAATGATGTAAATGTTAGTACTACAACAATAAAAAATGAATTGGCACACGTTTACAGTACTGTAGAGACAAGTATGTCTAGTATTACCTCGACGGAAAATGAAATACAGTTAAAAGTTGAACAACAGCAAACAACTATTGACAATATGGAGACTTTTAACAACTTTGTGTCTAACATTTTAAGCATGGACGCAGACGGCACGAGTATGATATTTTCGCAGATTAACGATACTCTAACAGAACTTGATGGAAAGATAGATACAACCAGAACAGCTATGGAAGAGTACATAAGATTCGAAAATGGTAATATCTTGCTTGGAAAGAGTGACAACCTTTTTATTCTAAAGATCATGAATGATAGAATACAATTTTTAAAAAATGGGGTTGTAGTATCATATTGGGACATGAACGAGGAAAATTTTTATATTGGTAACATTAAGGTAGATGTTAAACAAAAGGCACAATTTGGTCAATTTTATTTCGAGCCTCAAGAAAATGGTTCGCTATCATTTAACTAGGAGGTGAAGATATGGGAACTATAACATGGAGGAGCAGTAATAGTAATGCTCCATACGTAGTATTATATTTATCACAATATTCGCAGAATGTTAATAACAATACATCTACTTTGCTATACGAGCTGTACTTATACAGACCTTACTCTATAAGTTCGAGTGCGAGCAAGAGTTATTCTATTAACGTAAACGGTTCTAGAGTAGCGAGTGGAACAACTACGATCGGCGGTAGTGGTAGAAAAGAGATTAAGAGCGGTTATGTAACAGTATCGCACAACTCGGACGGTACTAAGAGTGTTAGTTTTAGTTTTAGCATGCAAATAGATATTACTTTTTCGGGTAGCTGGATTGGTACAGTATCCGCAAGCGGTACAGATACATTATCTACTATTCCCCGCAAAAGTAGTTTAAGCGTTGGAAATGGTACACTAAACAATTCCCAAACCATTAGCATTAGTAGAGCATCTAGTAGTTTTACCCACACTATAACATATAAGTGTGGTAGCTATAGCGGTACTATTGCTAATAAAACAAGCTCTACAAGCGTATCGTGGACACCTTCTCTAACTTTAGCAAATGCTAACACAACAGGAACAAGTGTAAGTGCTACTATAACTCTTACAACCTACAATGGTTCAAGTTCTTTAGGTTCTGTTAGTAAAAATATTACATACAACATTCCTAGCAGTGTTAAGCCTTCGATTAATATTGTTACGGTGGGTAGTAATCCATCGGGGCATTTAAGTACATACGGGGCTTATATACGCAATAGGACAAAGGCAACTTTTAGTATTAGTGCATCTACCTCTTATGGCTCTGCAATATCTAGTTACAAAGTTGTTATTAGTGGATCTACATACTCATCTAGCTCTAACAGTTTAACTACTAATAATTTAAACAGCACAGGCAACATAACAGCAACTATAACTGTAACGGATAAACGTGGTAGAACAGATAGTACAACAAGAACTTTAACTGTGCTAGATTATGCACCACCTGTCATCGACTTGGCAAAATTAGAGCGTTGCGACCAAGATGGTACGCTTAACAGCAAAGGTAGTTATTGTAAGCTTAGCTACAAGATAACAACTACAGCTTTAAATAACAACAATAGTAAAAATTACTCTTACAAGATAAAGCTTATAACAGATGCAGAGTACACAACAGTATCTCTACCAAATACAGATTATGTAGAAGAGAACTTTGTTATCTTTTCTGCTAGTATTAGCAACAGTTACAACATAATTGTGAGTGCTATCGATGATTTTGCAACAACTACTAAATTTTTAACACTTAGTGCAGGCTCTGCGATAATGAACTGGCTAGCTAATAAGTTAGGTATGGCAATTGGAAAGGTAGCGGAGTTGTCAGGGTTCTTCGAAATTGGCTACAAAACAATGTTTAAAGATGAAGTGTACATGGACACTTACAGCGACGTAGAAAAGAACTTTTATTATAGTAACAGTGCACATAGAGAAGGACGGACATACGAAAATGATGGAGTGTACCCACACCATTTTAAAATTTATGGTGCAAATGGAGCTAGTAAAATTGCCATGGGGCTGTATGATGAATTACGACAAGAACGCTATCTTGCGTGTGATGATTACAATAAAGTTGTAATCTTGGGTAAACCTACCTATTTTAACAACAATCCGTATTTTGAATATCACACATTACCAAACTCATCTGCGTTTACAACCATAAATGGTTTCTACGTTTACAACGGATCTTTTATTGTAAAATGGGGTCCTGTTGTCCAGCTATTCCTTTACTTGTCTAAAAACAGTGATATAGACAAAGGTAATATTGCTAACATTCAGGTTGGAACCGTAATAGAAAAATACAAACCTAAATGGGGAGGTGCTCTTCATCCTGGTTACACAGGGCATGGCGTAACAGGTCAAATTGATGCTAATGGTAAAGTTTGGTTAGCATGGACAGCATCTGAAATATCTAGCTCAACATCAGAAATTAGATTCATGTTAACTGGTACTTATATAGCAGATTTCACATAAAAAAAGGTGGTGTAATTATGGCTTATGTAATAGCTTACAACCTAAGAAAACATTACAACAAGAGCCCTCAGGAGGGGCAAAGGTACTACAGAAAATACTTTATTAATACACAAATTTACTTACCTTACAAGGAAGAGGTAGACGCTTATTTAATTGCGTGGGGAATAGCAGGATGTATAGTTACAGAATAGGAGTAGGAATATGATTTTAACTTTAACAACAGGAGAAGAGATAACATGTAGAGACGATTCTACAGCGTTCGAACTCTTTTTCGATTACAATAAAAATACTTTTGTAGAGCTTTTGGACAAGCTCACTTATAATAATTTAAATGGTGCACTTTTAGAAAAATTCGATGGTGAGAATAACTTACTATCTACGGATTGCATAATACAAAAGAAGATTAGCAATGTAGAAATTGCGAATGAAATAGTAAAAGTAACTCTCGTTAGTATTAGCTCTTTGGAAAAAGATATACTAAATCTGCAAAAGAGCATAGATGAGCTTATGAGTGCAATAGAGAGTCTAATGTTTTTAAATGAGGAGGAGATAGAATGAAGGTACAACATAAATGTGGATTTTGGTACGACAGCAGTCTAACAATAGACAGCGGTTCTATACACTGGGATAAGGACAAAGGTATCTTAACAGGTTTATCTGCGGATGCGTCCAAATTAGCAAATATAGCGGATTACGTGGCGGATGATACTTGCGTGTATTTTAAGGATACCAAAGTGATAAAGATTTTTAACAAATCGAATAAAACTTGGTACGATATGTAGGAGGTGGGAATATGGATTTTTTAACTTTAGCTCTTGCTAAAAATGCAAGCAGTGGGAGCGGTTCGAGTAGTGAAAGTGTTGGTATATCTAATGTAGAAGTCGATGAGAATAATCATTTGATTTTTACAATGTCGGATGATACTGAGGTAGACGCAGGAGAATTGCCAAGTTCGGAGATAAGCGACAGTGATATTTTTGACGCTTTAAATTTTGAGGTCGAAACTGACGATAGTACAACTTTTACAGTGTCTTTTAACAACTGCGTACTTAGTAATTGTATTGTAAAAAATACACTAACTAAAACAGGAACACCTACAACGGATAGTCCTGCTACTTACTCAGCTTTACCAAATAAGGTAACTTTAAATAGTGTAGATTATAACATACCTATCGATGTGTTAGGATTCGATGATGTACAAGATGAGTTTGATCTTGTGACAGGAGAATTTACAAGTAAAATACTAAAGATGACAGCAAATGATTTCTACAGCAAGCAAATGCAGTATAGAAAAAAATCTACAACAGACAATAAATACATGGCAATTAGGTTTATGAATGCCGTGGCAGACAACAATACTTTAGTAGACTGTAACGTTGCTACTATTACGGGGCTGAACGGAGCAAATCAAACGGAAGTACAAAGTGACAAAAACTTATCGATAAGTTTCGATTACTCCAAAGCGGATACAGCTCTTGCTAATACAGAGTTTTCGGATGTTTTTAAAGATGAGGTGGTTAGTCAATTAGCAAGTTCTAACTTTGATGGTACTTGGAGCGGTCACACTGGACTAATACCAAATACAGAAATAACGCGAGGTAAGATGTTTAGAGCTATTGTTGCTTATTTAAATTTAGTTGGTGCTAAGTGGTATTTTGTCCGTACAACTTCAGTTAAAGAGCAGTATGCTAAAACTGTTATGCCTCTTAAAAAAGGTTCAAATACGCTTGCAGTTGTTGCAGGAAATGCAACAGTTCGATACGATGTATCTAATGTTTTAGTATTTAAGGAGGACATTAATTTAAAAGAGTTTGGAGCAGTAGCGAACGATAATACAAAAGGCTCTGCTAACTACCAAGCTTTACTAAATGCTGTCAAGACAGGCAAAAGAGTAATAATAGATGATACTTACTACATTACTGTAGATTCTACAGATAATGTTTGTGAGAGTGTAAAAATTGACGGTATGGGACAAGGTAAGTTACTTGTTACTACTGCGAGTGGTTGTGTTAATGTCTTTTCTATTAAATCGGGTTCTACTGGTGTTGTAGATATTAAAGATTTGTTACTAGATATACAATCTACTACTAACTACAACATACCTACCTTAGTAGGTGTAGAGGACAACAATAACACAGCTTTAAACATGCAGTATGTAAGCTTTAGTAACCTGCATTTTAAAAAGCCTTTTGCACTTTTCGATCTCTCTACAGCAGTAGATGAGGTAACAACATTAAACTATTTAAATGTAGATAATTGCAGATTTGATCAAGCACACTATCAATTCTATAAAGATAATACTTTCCATACCCGTTCTAACGTGGGTATTATTAGACCTGTTATGCGTATGTTTGGTATGGGATACACTAGAGCAGTAATTAAAGATAATTACTTTAGTAACTGTTTTTATGTGCTAGAGGACAACGATAATGACGAGTGGCAGAATTATGTTAAAGAAGAGTTAGTCTTTATTAACAATACTCTAAAAAATGATGATTACTATATTCCAGAGGCTGGCTATATAAGCATGTATACAGGTATGGTGATGACTAGAGCTAATAGTTTAAGATTTATTAACAACTACATGGAAGGTCTTGCGGTGCGTTTAGACAGTGCAGCAAATTACACAGATGATACATCTACTCTTTTTGCTACATACATGGCTACTGCATATTGTAGAGATGTACTTGTAGAAGGGAATGTATACAAAAATAATTGTAACTTTTCTACAAACAATCAGCTTCTAAAATGTAAGCTGACGAGAACGGACTACGATGATACTACATCTGTTAAAATCTACCGCAATAACTCTTTTGTGGTAGAAAGCGACTGGCTCAAAAAGACAATCGATTATGCAACAGATTATGATAATGCAGATGCTACAGAATTAGCCAAAATAGAAAGTTTAGGCTGGAGTTTTGCGAGTGATTATAGCACGGAAAATTACAACAGCGAAAATGATTTTTATGATTTTTATTATAGTATGTCCAACTTGCCTATCGACTATATGGCTAAAAACGTAGACATTAGCAATAATACATTTAGTATCGAGTTTTTGTTTGATGCTACTAACTTTTGCCATGCTAAAAATACTATACTTGCAAACAATAAAATTGAAGCTGAATGTTTAATCGGTACGTTTGCCAAAATAACAAAAATATCGGGGTATAGTACTTTAACAACACCATCGGATTCTACATCACATAGCGTACATTTATGCAATTACGATAATATTAAAGTAGTTAACAATATTATTACAGAGATACCAGTTAAACACACGGATTTATTAACTAAATGTGCCTTCTACAGCACGGAAACAGACAGCACACAAACACAAAATAACAAGTTCAATGAGGTATTTATGTTATGTGCAGGATTTTCTCAACAAAATGATCTGAGTTGCGAAAATGTAATTATTAAAGATAACTTAATAGTTGCTCATCGATATGAATTTTTATTTGCTTATATGAACGAAGCAGGACATAACTATAATGTTATGAAAAATGTGCTAATAGATAATAATACTGTACTATCTAAAGATGATTTACTACAATTTACTCCTGCTGCATCTTACTTAATTTACAGTAGCAACAGTATTGCTAAAGCTAGAAAAGGTATTTTTGCAGTGTATGGAAAAGGAATTTGTGATGCTCCTACCAGTTTTATTTGCAACAATAACTTAATAGAAGATAGCAGAACAGACACAGAATATACAGCTAGTGATCTAGCATCTGCTCTTACAGATGTAAGTAATAAAGTTATGTTAAATAACTATGTAAACGGCAATCTAACTTTTAGCAGTTAAGGAGGTGCAAAGTGACTAAACTTTTTAACTTTTTTAGCATGGTATTTGGTAGTTTAGGTGGTATCTTAGTGTATTTATTTGGGGGATTTGATGCAATATTAAAGTCTCTAATAGTGCTAATCATATTCGACTACATAACTGGCGTGCTTAAAGCAATTTATGATAAAAAAGTAAGCAGTGTAATCGGCTGGCAAGGTATCATCAAAAAGATTTTTACGCTTATAGTAGTGTCTGTAAGCGTAGTTTTGCAGAGTATTATTAACTTACCAGTTAGGGAGATTACGATTATGTTTTTTATCGCAAATGAGAGTATTAGCGTGTTGGAAAATATTAGTACAGTAATACCAGTACCAAACAAGCTTAAAATAATTTTACAGCAACTTAAAGATGATAACATAGCAGAGAGGATAAAAGAAAAGGAGAGTGAGAAAGATGAGGATTAATGTACACGCTGGGCATGCTAAAGATGGCAATGCTTTTGCAGGAGCTGACGGCGGTAGTATAGGTGTTAGAGAAAGTGTAGAAGATAGAAAGATTAAGGATAGCATTATTAAATATCTTAGAGCGGACGGGCACACAGTTTTTGATTGTACTGTAGATTCGGGTAGCAGTGCAACAGATATACTTAAAAAGATATGCGCTAAATGCAACGCTAACAAAGTAGATATAGATTTATCTATCCATCTAAATGCTTATCAGAGAGCACCAAAGGATGGTAAAATAAAAGGTACGGAATGTTGGTGTTATAGTACATCTAGTACTACAGCTAAAACTATAGCTAACAGAATTTGCAAAAATATATCTGCACTTGATTTTACTAACAGAGGTGTTAAGTTTAACTCTAATTACTATGTACTGAGAAATACTAATGCACAAGCTATTATTGTAGAAACACTGTTTTGCGACGATGAAGATGATGTTTTGCAGTATAAAAAAGTTGGTGCTGATGCAATAGGCAAAGCTATAGCAGAGGCTGTAGTTAATAAAAAAATATCTACTGCATCGGCAGGGAGTGCAGCAGGAGGAACTTTTATTGTTAGAATAATTGCAGATGAGTTAAATGTACGAAGTGGTGCAGGTTTAGACTATAAAGTTAACCAAGTAGTAAAAAAAGGCGAGGCTTTTACTATTGTAGATGTTGTTGGTGCTGATGGTATTACTTGGGGCAAGCTTAAAAGTGGTGCTGGTTGGATATCTCTAAATAGTAAGTATGTTATTAGGATTTAAAAAGCAAAAGACGCTACTTTAAATAGTAACGTCTTAAGGAACTACACATACACATGGTATGTAAGCTAATTATATTATATTCGCCTCTTGTTAAAATGTAAACTCCCCATATTATTATGTGACTAGATGGTATCATAATGGTGTGGGGAGTATTTTTCTATATCTTAATATGCAAATTTTCACCGTCAAACCAACACTCTTTTAGTAATTTTCTTAACATATCTTGCAAATCTTTGTATTCGAGTTCTTCTAAATTTTCTAATAACTCACATATTTGTTCGTATTTTTTTTCTTTTGCCTTAGCATTAATATTTACTAGTGCTTTGTTTTGCTCCACTTTGCTAAGCTCCAAATTCAAACTGTTTAATTGTGTGTCAAGTCTCTCTATCTCCTCTATTAGATATTTGGATGCTGTAGAGCTAAGAGCTAAGTTTTTTGTTAAGTTCTCTATTTTAGTTTTTGTTGCTACTATTTCTCTCTTTAATTCACTTTCAGATGCAATATTTGTTGCTGGTTTTTCCTCGTAAGCATCAATTAGTTTCTTGTCTAAAGATATACTTTTTAAGATGTCTATTATAGCTTTGTCAATAAGTTCTAAATTTTGATAAGGCATGTCACAAGCTTCTTTACCATAAGCGTAGCGTTTTCTGCAAATATAATGTTTGTAGGAGACGCTATACTTTTTATCATATTTAACTTTCGCCCTCATTACAGAACCACATTTACATCTTAAGATACCATGCACTATACCAATTTCATGTTTACGCTCTTTATTTATTTTGTTTACTCCAAATTTGCTCATTATCTGCATGTACACATCAGATGTAATTACGTAGTTATGCAGTCCAACAGAGATGTTCCAATCCTCAATTTTTTTAACCTGATGCTTTTTACCTCTACTTCCTACAGTCCTGCCATATCTAATTAGAGCTTTAGAACCATCAAACTTATTTTTATCTGCAATCATGTTACAACCTTTACTTTTAAAGTAGTTGTATGTTACTTCGTCTGCTTGTGCATACACTGGATTACTAAGTATCTGCCAGATAACCGTTGTGGATATTCTGCCACCTAGTGGAGTTCTTAAAATACCATCATGCTTTAAACGCGTTAAAACACCGTTTAAAGACAAGTTTTCCTCCACAAATAGTTTTACTAGCCTCTTATAAAAAAATAGCGTTTTAGGGTCAAATTCTAACGCCTTGTGTGTCTTATTATCTATAGTTACATTAGCAATTTTATAGCCAAGCGGAGCACGACCACCACACCAATAGCCATTTTTTGCCATATCTAACATAGTATCTTTTACTCTTTCAGCTATGGATTCTCTTTCCATTTGCCCAAATACGCTACTCATATACATCATTGCACGCCCGCTTGGCGTTGTTGTATCTATTTTTTCTGTAACGGACACAAACTTGATACCTTTTTCCTCTATTAAATTAAAAAATTTGGAAAAATCTAAGACGCTTCTACTTATTCTGTCTATTCTGTAGCATACTACTATATCTATAGTATTTAGTTCTATTTGTTCTAGCAATTGTTTAAATGCGGGTCTTTTGGTATTTGCACCCGTATAACCTTCATCATTAAATTTTACTACAGTATAGTTTTTAAAGTTGTTGTTACAATATTCCTCGCACATGCTAATCTGTGCGTGTATGCTCTCGGAATTGTCTGTGTAGATAGATTTACGTGTGTATATTGCTACTTGCATTTTTTATCCCCCTTATTAATTATTAAGAGCCCTACAATGTAGAGCCCTTAGTTATTTTTGCTCAATTAATTTAACTTTTACGTCCCCTTTTATTGTTAGTGTTGTTGTTTTAGAAGAAAGTACTATGTTTTTAGATTCCATTGTAGCTTTCTTTCCAAATACTTCATTTATTCCTGCATCGCTTCCATTGTTGGAATATACATTTCCTATTCCGCTTACTAGAACTATGTTGTAAATTCCCTCAGGAATATCTACAGTACATTTGTAGTTTCCAGCATTTAAAACAATTTCTTTACCATTTTTTCTACCTACAAAACCATCTTGTATATCTGTGTATGTAAGTTTAACTTTAACATCTCCTGTTATAGTTAAGACATCTTTAAGAGGTAGTTTTAAGTTTTTAAAGTTTTTAGTAGCTCTAGCACCAAACACCTCATTAATTCCTCCAACTAACAATCCAGAGTGCACATTGCCAACACCACTTACTAATTCTACATTGCATGTACCAACAGGTATGTCTGCACCTGGTACGTAATGTCCACTACAAAGAGTGTATTCTTTAGCTACATTAATCTCTTTCTTTTCTTCCTTTTTCTCTTCTTTTTTTACAACTGGTTTTGGAGTTTCTTTTTTCTCTTCCTTCTTTTCTTCCTTATTAGATTCATCTTTTTTAGATTTTTCTTCAGATTTTTTAGCTTCTTCTTTTTTGTAATTATGCATCTTTCTTTGTTCTTGTGCAGTATTTTTTATCTCTGGTATGTTGCATAGTATTATTACAGCTATGGCAGTTGTTACAGCTACTTTTACATTTTTGTTCCACTTAGTATATTGCCACATTAGGAACAGCCCCAAAGGAAAACAAAGCAACAATAAAAATATTACTACCGCTGTATTTTCAAACCATTTTTTCTTATCCAAACTCATTTCTCCTTTTAATTTTTTTAGTATATATAAATTAAAGGATTAGACTACGAAATCTAAACCTTTAATCTTTTGTAATTTTAATTAATTCCCAAGCACTTTTAAAGCCTTTAACCACTTTTCTCTTTCCTTGCCAGACATGCTCTCGCCTGCCTCAATCCATTCATCCATTGTGTTATCTTTGATTTTTTCCCCTTTTTCATATCCAATTAAATAACCAACATCCACATTAAACATTTTTGCTATTTCTATTAATTGGTCTATGTCGGGTTTTCTTACTCCTTGCTCATAACTCCCTATTGTAGAGCGTCCAACTTTTAATTTTTTTGCAATTTCATCTTGTGTAAAACCTGAAGAGGTTCTAAGATACTTAAATCTTTGTGAAAAAATGCTCATAATATATCACCTCCACTTAATAATACCACACTTTGTGGAAGTTGTAAATATTATTATAAATTCCTCGTTCTGCATAAAAATAAAAAAACTCCACAAAATGTGTTGACATTTGTTAAAGAGTATGGTATTATATAATTACACCGAGAGAGACAAAGAAAAAATAGAGACATCAAAGGTGGTGAAACAAATGAATACCAAAATAGATAAGAAACAAGTTGCTAAAAAGCTTAGAGAGCTGCGTGGCAACATACCTAGAAAATCGTTAGCTAATGTCCTAGGTGTGGGTACTACCGCAATAGGCAACTACGAAGATGGAAAAAGAATTCCAGTCGACGATGTTAAATTAAGATATTCTCTTTTTTTTAACATTCCTGTTGACGAAATTTTTTTTAAATATTAACTCCACAAATTGTGGAGAGTGACGCACATTGAAAATTGAATAAAGGAGGGAAACATGAGTAAGAAAGAAATTAAAATAATTCTTACACTTACAGATGAAGCAAGTAAAAACTTTACTAAATGTTTACTTGAGATAGATAAGAAAATGAAGGAAAGAAACGCACTAAAAAATGCATCTTAAGGAGTTGATAGCATGTTTTGTAATTTACATTATCTAAAAGAATGTGATGGATGTCTTAAATGTAAAGACAATCCACTGCCTAACAAAAGACAAAGCAGAAGACGCCGAAAAGCATTTTTAGCAATACAAAAAAGAAGAAAGGAAAAAGAGCGTGGGAGAAGAATGGATTGAAAATCATTTTTTAAAGCCTGAAGAAATCTCTTGCAGAGTCCAAACACTAAGAGAAGATGGTTTAAGTCTCTTGTTATATATAACAAGTAGAGCAGGGCAAGATAAACTTGATAAAAAGTTTGGTCTTGGACTATGGAGTGATAGTTATGAAATGGTTGGAGATAACCTATTTTGTACTATTACAGTATGGAACAAAGAGATTGGGCAATGGGTTAGTCGCTCTGATGTTGGAACGGCTAGTTACACAGCAAAAGAGAAGGGTAGAGCATCGGACGCTTTTAAGCGTGCATGCGTAAAATGGGGTATAGCTAGAGAATTGTACTCAGCCCCATTTATTTGGATTCCTGCTAAGAATTGTAACATAGTAGTTAAGCAGGATAACAAATTAGCTGTAAGGGATAACTTTAAAGTTAACTTTATTGATTATACCCAAACAGGGAAAATCAATGAAATTGAAATTGTGAACCAAAATGGTGACATAGTTTTTAAAGAATATCCTGACGAAAAAATCGGGATAGCTAAGCAGAAAGCTATGAAAGAATTAATGAAAAAAGCTAATGTTACAGAAGAACAAATCAAAAAACATTTTAGGTTGGATGATTTAGAAAATATTAATACAACCATCTTTGTTAAGATTATGAACAAGCTTAACAAAACTATAGAGGTGAAAAAGTGAAAGTAACAGGAAAGGTTATTCGGCTTTTACAAGACTTCTCGACTAAAAAGTTTAACTTAACACTAGAAATTAACGAAGTCTACAAGATAAAAGAACAGTTTGATAACATTAAAGATGTTGAATTGTTAGATATAGATATAGAAAAGCACAAAAGAAAAAGAAGCTTAAGCAGCAATGCTTATTGTTGGGTATTGTTGCAAAAAATAGCTGAAAAAGTAAATTCTACGAAAGAAGAAATCTATTTACAAATGATTAAGCGTTATGGACAGTTTAATTATTTAGTAGTCAAAGAACAAGTCATTCCAAAGATAAAAACTCAGTTTCCTGTTGTTAAAGAACTTGGAAAGATTAATGTAGGCAAAGGCGAAGGTGTGCAAGTGCAAGTGTACTTTGGTAGCTCTACTTACAATCAAGCGGAAATGAATTTTTTTCTGAATGGAATTGTGAGTGAAGCTAAAGAGTTAGGTATAGAAACTTTAACACCACAAGAACTTGAAACAATGACTATAGGAAGGTGAGGAGTATGGCACAGATAATAAGAGTTGAAAAAAATAACAATTTTACGATAATGGCTAACTACCATCTTAGAGAAAAGGATATGAGCTTAAAAGCAATTGGTTTACTAAGTGTTATCCTATCTCTACCGCCAGACTGGGATTATAGTGTGGAAGGTTTGGCAGCAATTAGAAAAGAATCTAAAAATACAATTAACTCTATACTAAAAGAGTTAGAAACTTTTGGATATTTAGAAAGAAAAAGAATTAGGGATGAAAGAGGCGTATTTAAATCTGTAGAATACGTTATACATGAAGAACCATGTACCAAAAATAAAGATGTGGTTAACCCATATCCCAAAAATCCAGATATGGATAATCCAGATCTGGAAAATCCAGATCTCGATAATTGGGCACAATTAAGTACTAAAGAATTAAGTACTAAAGAACTAAGTACTAAAGAATTAAAGAAAGAAGTTAAAGAAAGAAAATCTCCAAAGAAAAAAATAAAAAAAGAACCTTTTAATATAAATAAAGAGCTCTCTTCTATCAACAACGAAGAGCTTAAAAATACTTTATTAGAGTTTGCTGAAATGAGGGAACAGATTAAACATCCGTTAACAGCAACTGCTTTTAAAAGATTAATGAAGCAGTTAGAAGAATATAGCAATGGAGATAACACAAAAAAGATAAAAATACTATCTAATTCGATAGTGAGTGGCTATAGAGGAATTTTTCCTCTTAAGGAAAATAACTACAGTAACTATAACAGCTACCAAAGACAAAACAATAACTCTTTTAATAATTTCCATCAAAGAGATTACTCCGATGAAGCTATGAGCGAGTTAGAACTAGAATTATTAAGGAGGCAATAGCAATGGAAGAATGCACAAAATGCGACAAAGACGGGTACATATATGAATTAAGACAGGTAGAGGGATATAATTATCCTTTGGAATTTTCTAAAATTTGTCCTTGTGGCAAACATGCAAGGCTAAATTTTAACAATAAGCTAAATAGGTTAGGCTTAGGAGAGGATTTTAAAACCAAAACATTTGCTACATACATAGCAAAAAGCCCAGAGTTAAAGGGAATAAAAGAGAAATGCTTAGAATATGCAACAAACTTTGCAAAAAGGCAGTTTGAAGCGAAAAATGGGCTTTACTTATATGGCAGTGTTGGAAGCGGGAAAACACATTTAATTACTGCCATATCAAACAGATTACTGCAAAACGGAGTAAATGTAGAATACTTCGAGTATAGAGAACGCATGACAAGACTAAAACAGATAATTACAGATGATACTAAATATGCAAAAGAAATTAATTGTAAAAAAGCAAAAGTACTGTTTATAGATGACCTGTTTAAAGGAAAAATTAGCGAGGCGGATATTAACATAATGTATGAAATTATTAACTACAGATACCAAACACATCTACCCACTCTAATTACAAGTGAAAAAACAGTTAGTGAAATTTTAAATATAGATGAGGCTATAGGTAGCAGAATTGTTGAAATGTCTTATCTAATAAAAGTTAATGCAAGTAATCACAGAATGAACATTAAGAAAGGAAGTTAAGATTATGACCAAAAACTTAAAAATTAACAATGATTTGAAAAAATACTTAAAACAACAAAATAATTTGATTGATGGTGTTAGATACGAATTTGAATTCGAAAATGAATTAGGAGCTAGCGTAATAAAAAGATTTGGCTCTTATGGTTTCGAGGAAGATTTATGGGAGCTAGCGACATTAGAGAACGGATATTTACAATATTATCCGTTAACAGATTGGGATGTTGTTGGATTTCTAACAGATGAGCAAGTTAATAAAATCCTTTACAAAATAAAGGATGACGAGATTGATGAATATTTTGAGGGGGGGAAAGAAAAATGTTGACTAAAAAACAATTATATAAAATGTTAAAAGAAGCAGAGGAAGAAGGGAGAAGACGGATTTGGAATAAGTTTTTAGAGGATTTTGTACTTTTAGATATAAAAGATAATAAAGATATTGATATGATTTATGAGCATTACATTGCTTCGATGGAAGAAAAAAATGAAAAATTCGGCATAGGAATGTTTGATCATTACTGGACATTTTTATATGAAAACAACACGCTGATAAAAATACGTGTTGAGGATGCTTTTGGAGATGGTGGCGTAGAATGGGAGCTTTTCCACTACCAATAAAAGAAAAATTTATTTAAATGAAAGGAGGACAACAAGCATGCAACAAAAAATAATTAATTGGCTAATGCAAAAATATGAAATAACCATAAAAAAAGACAAGGAAAATCCAAATCTTTTACACTTAATTTTTTGGAGAGAAAGAAAACAATTAACAATAGATACTAGCAAGTACAGCGATTTAGAAAAAGCAAAAAGAGAAATTAGTTACTTAGTAATACAAAAAATATTTAATGTGGCTTAATTAAGAAGGGGAAAGTTAATATGAAATATATAGAACAGATCAAGGTAATGTCAGAAAATATGTGGAACTCGATCTTTTGGTACAACATAGATATAACACCAGAGGCGAGAGAGTTCTTAGAAATAGTAAACAGCTGGGAAACAGTTAATGATGTTGACCCAGTAATGTTTTTTGAATTTGAAAATCTTTGTTTTGACATCTTACAAGTAATACAAGGGAAAGAAAGAAAAATTATAAAAATAGAAAATTAGGAGGAATTAATATGATGATGTTAAACATAACAGAAAATGAAATTGACAAAAAATTAGAAATGTTAAAAAGGGAACAACTTACAGCAGATTATGTGAAAGGGTTTATGGAAAGCCTTTACCTAGTAAATATACTAAATTTGGCACAATACAAGGAATTGCTAAAAGAAATTGATGAAATACGAGAAGAGAACGAGTACCAAGAAGTGAAAAAGGAGCTTGAAGAAGAAAAATGGGATTGCTAATCTGCCAATTAACAACCCCAAAAAATTAAAACTAAACAACTAGTGCAAATAATGCACAAGGTTAGTATACCAAATGTGCTAGCCTTGTGCAATGTAAAGAAAAGGAGATTAAGAGTATGAGCAAAAAAAGAAAGATTAACTTGACTATATATGCAACGAAAGAACAACAAAAGAATTTAGAAAACTACTTAGAAACTACAGATATGAGTTTCTTGTATATAGAGAACGATTTAGGCATGGATACAAACTTTAGAGTGCTTAAAGACATGAGCGTGAATGAATTTGCTGACTTTTTATTAGCAGATGAAAAAATGATAACACTTGAAGGTCTTACTTGGAACAACAGAGAGAGTATATACAACTGGCTAACTAGCCTCTACGACGAAAGTGATCCAATTTGGGAGGAGGCTAGACACTTATGGGACAATTAGAAAGAATTTTAAAAGAATTTAAAAATCATAAAGCTACCTTGCAAGATTTAGGAGATATTAAAATTTTAGATTTTAAAAATCCTAACAACAACTACTGGCATATTAGATATATATTCGATGAGTCTCAGGATACGTTATACATAACAGGAGATGCAGGAAGTTTAGTGGCAAGAAATTATGAAAATATGAAATTTAATACTTTACACGAGTTTGTAAATAGTAGTGTAGATTACTTCATTTCAAAAACGATATGCCATAGCAGAGAGTTTTTATATTATGACGTAGATAAGATGTGCGATGAAATAGAGAAAGAAGTTAAAAAAAGCTCAAACGCAGAAGCAAGAGTTAAGCAGAGATACGGAACATTAAGTTATCTTCAAGCGTGCATTATAAAAAATACTCATCCTCAACATGGATTAGATGAGTATTGGCGAGATGAACTTGAAGAGGTTTATGTAGTTCCTGAGTTAGTAGAAGAAGCTGGTTTAGTAAGAACAGCATACCCAGAGTTGTATTTAAGAGCATTTGAAATGGCAACAAGGCAATTGAAGAAAGGATGGATAAAATGACAGAAATGTATTATGAGAGATTAGAACTTAAGAAATGGTTTAAAGGTGAAATATTTACACATGAAAAAATAGAAAAAATTATGAAAAAATTAGGATATAAAAAAAGTTGGATGATGAAAGATTACACACTATTCCAAAAAGAAAATGACAAAGGAAAAGAAATAATCAGAATCGAATATGAACCAACGAAATTCAAAAATTTAAAAGTAACAGATGTTTTTTAAAAGGAGTGTAACAATGGAAATATTAAGCAAGGAAGAATTTTTACATTTATTAAAAGAAGCTGATAAAAATAAAACTATAGAGGATAATGATTGGATGAACGAGTATGGAGACCCTTGGTACGGTCTAAACACATATGAAGAAGTGGAAAGGAAATTTGATATAAAAGATGATGAATGTATATACATGAATGCTAGAGAGATAAATGAAATTTATTGTATATATATCGAGGCGATCAAAAATCTTAAAAAAGGATATGACTGTGTAGCCTTAGGGGGGAGAAGAGGATATGAGGAAACAGCTAGTTTTTATTTTAAAAAAATAAGCTAAAAGAAATGAAAATTGAAACGGCTTCTGAATACAGTCACGAGATAAGCAGTATTGTATATTATTTTAATCGATGAAAGGAGAAAGAAAAATGTTAACAACAAAAATGAGCAGGAAACTATATAAAGAACTTAATGGAAAAGATAGAGAAAGATTTGAGGAAGGAATAAAAAAAATTATGGCAGATGGAGGAAATTTAGAAACAACACTAGAAGTATTAAGAGAAGGCATAGAAGAAAAAGATGCATTACCATTTGCAATTAAATTAACTAAAGAATTATGGAAAGAATTAGAACAGGAAGCATAAGGAGGATAAGAATATGGAGAAATTAATAGAAGATGTAAATGAAATTTTAAGCGTTTTAAAAACAACTAATTTAGCATATGCAAATAATAAATTAGTGGAAAAATTAGTAAACGCAAATAGTGAAGAAGAAATAAAAGAAATAGAAAGAAAAATAAATTTAATTAACATGCGAATAGCGTTGGATTTGGCAAACTAAAAATGTAACTTGGAGTGTTAGCAATTAGCACTCCAAGAATTAGAAAGAAGGGAGATAATGCGAGAAAGAACGTGTTTTGGTTGTACAAAATTAATCAACAAAAATTGTGGATATTGTGGATTATTTATTACATCATCCGCTGTGCAATGGAGAAAGTATCCAGATGGCAGATGTACACAAGGGCAACAAGTAACAGTTCCAAGAAAAAATCCTTTAATGGAACAAAACATATACTTGGACACAGAAGGATTTTTTCAAGTTGAGATAAACGGAGATTTTTATGGAAGATTTAACACATTAGCTGAAGCTATGGCAGTTAGAGCAAAAGTTAAAAGAGAGGAAAGAGAAGAAAGGAAGAAAACAAAAAATGAAAATGATAGATAAATTAAGGAATTATGAGGTTAGAGACATAGAAAAATACGATGAAAACTTATCTATGTTGCAAAAATGGAGAATTAACAAAAGATACAAGAAAGTAGCAAGTAGAACAAAAATGAATGAAGCCAAAGAAAAAGAGAATGAGTTAGAGTTAGAAAGAACGAAAAGAGAGAATAAAAAGAAGCTCTTGGTCCTCAAAGATAATTTAAAAGAGCAAGAGCTTAATATTAACATTAAAGTTCAAGAAACAATGGGAAAACTTAAACTTAAAAAAGCAGAAAGCAGATGCAAGAAAATAGATACGCTAGAAGAAAGAGGAGAAAGTTTTAACTTTTGGAAGTATGTGTTTATTATAATCTCCTGCATAACTAGCATGTTAGGATTTGGAATGATCGAGAGTGGTTTAGATGCTTTTCCTCTCTTAAACAGCATCAGGCATGGTGAAAATTTAAATTGTGTAATGATTGGATTAATTTTTTTAGCTATGCAATTTTGCATTAGTAAATTTGTTTCCAGCGTAGAAGATATAAAAAACTTTTTTAAAACTCCAACAATGATACCACTTTTGGGTTTAATCGGAGTTGTATATGCAGTTTCGATTTATTCCAATTATGGCTTTTGGATAACGATCTCACATAGCAAATTTGTAGCAGGTTTTTATAGTTTTGCTATAGATGTAACATCAATTTTTTTAAGTATTTATTCAGATAAATTTTTGTCGGGCGACAACGAAAAAATACAAAATTTTTTGTCGGAAAACATCTCAGAAAGTGTTGAAAAAAGTGTCGGAAAAAATGTCGTGAAAAACGTCGCAACATTAGAAAAAAACAGTGTTTGCGACGTCACAAAAAATGTCGGAAAAGACACGAAAAAAACGACAGAAAAAACGAAACGAAAAACAGTTTCAAAAGTAAATTTAACACAAAAAGAATTTGATAAAATTGTAGAAAATTTAGAAGAAGGAACAAGAGTAGTTCCAAAAATTTTCAATATGACGAATGATAGAGATAGGTTTTTAGAATTTTGTAAAAACTGTCCACACATCAAAAAAGAAGGTAACAGATATTATAGAATTGAGGAGGCGACAAAATTTGAGGTGGTTAAATAATAATGAATTGGGAAGAAATGAACAACACACAAATAAAGTTCTGTATCGACATTTTAAAGAGCAGAAAATTAGTAATAAAAGCTCAGCGAAGAGCAGGAAAGAAAATATTAATAGAAGAAAATGACACAGATTCAGTATCGCAATTGAAAGGGAAAATTAAGAATCTGGAAAGAAAATTAGAAACAAGGAAGAAAAGGAGGATAAGAAAATGCAGAAAAGATTTTTAGACACAATATTTTTGGTAAACAAGGAAGGTGATTTGACTTGTTTTACCGATTTGACAGAAGAGGAAAGAATAGAATATTTAAAGAATTGTCCGCCAGAAAAGGCAAAAGAATTTTTATTAGAAATGGCAAAATGTTTAAGAACAGTTGGAGATAAATTTGGTATAGAAAGTATCTATACCAACGGAAAAAGAATGGGTTGGGTAGTAAAAAAATAGGGTTATTGCACAAAATTTACATATTACAAATAACTGCCTTGGTTAACTGCCAAGGTGGGAGGTGTGAATATAACAGAGCAAACTAAAAAAATAAACATTTGTATATATCACAATGCTCTGTTTATATACGGGTACTGGGCAACTAGTACCCGATTAAAAGAAAGGAGATGGAAAAATGTATATAGATAGAATTAAGTACGCAAGAAAGAGGCAGGAAGAATTAAAGAAGCTGGCAGAAAGAAGAGAATTATTAAGAAGGAAGTACGAGGAATTTAATGAAGAAAGAAATAGCAAAAAATATAATTAAACTCTCAGGTAAATACACAACATATACAGTATTTACTGATTGGGTAAAAATAGTAGCTCTATCGATAGCCAATAGTAACACTTTGCTGCATGATAAAATTTGGAGGCAAAGAGAAGAGCAATATTTACAGGTAATAAATAAGTATTCTAAAAATGAACAAAGTATATTAGCGGATATGATGGGAATGTTGATAACAGCTTTCGAGAATGAAACTTATGATATTTTAGGAGAAATTTATATGGAAGCTGAATGTGGAAATAAGTCCACAGGTCAATTTTTTACACCATACCATGTATCCGAACTTTGTGCAGGAATGCTTTTGGAAAATAAAATTACAAAAGATAAAGGACAGATAACAATAAATGAACCCTCTTGCGGTGGAGGCGGAATGATTATTGCGTACCTGAATTTGTTAAAAAAACAAGGGATAAATTACCAAGAGAATGTTAAAGTGGTAGCACAGGATATAGATTGGAACAGTATATATATGTGTTACACACAACTAAGTTTATTAGGTGTTAAAGCTATTGTGTGCCAAGGTGATACATTAACAGATCCTGATATAAGAAAGTATCCAAGAGAGAGAGTTTTTGAAACAATAATGTCGAAGCTAAGTTTTTGCAAATACTAAAAAGGAGATGCAGATGAGAGAAGAGTTATTAAACCGCTTATTAATGATTCTTATTAGGAATAATATTAAAATTGATAACATAAAAGAAGAAGCGTACATAATACTAGATGATTATGAAATACAGAAGAGAACAACAGAATTGATAACAACTGATGAAAATAGAAATGAAGAGTTGATTAAAACATTTCTTATAGCAAAGCATGTAAAAGGATGCACAGCTACAACTATAGAATACTATAAGCTAGAACTTAAAAAAATAATACTAGAATTAGGAAAAACTATAGATAGTATAACTACGCAGGATATAAGATACTATCTTGCTAAAAGGCAAGTGCAGGATAAGGTAACTAAAACTACAATAGATAACGAATTAAGAGTACTAAGGAGTTTTTTTAAATTTTTGACAATGGAGGAAATTATATTAAAAGATCCTACAGCAAAAATAGATAGGATAAAGATAGATAAGAAAAAGAAAAAAGCATTTACGGATTTAGAAATAGAAAGAATGCGTAGCTACTTAAAAGATGACTTAAGAATAAAGGCGATGCTGGAATTATTGTTATCAACTGGCTGTAGAATTAGCGAAGCAAACAAGATAAAAATTGATGATATACAAGAGAATAAGATAAATGTGTTAGGCAAAGGAAATAAGGAGAGGACGGTGTATCTAAACGCCAAGGCACAGCTTGCTATATTGGAATACTTGGAAAAAAGAACAGATAGTAATCCTTATTTGTTTGCTAAGTCTAACAAAAAATGTAAAGGAAAATTAAAAAAGAATTGGTGGCAGGATAAAAAAATGGTCGATGAAGTGGAGCATGTTGATAATTCTACCATAGAAGGTAATTTTAGGCAGATAGCTAAAAAGTTAGGACTTGAAAGTGCTAATCCACATAGATTTAGACGTACTTGTGCAACTTTTGCACTAAGAAGAGGTATGCCAATAGAGCAGGTAAGTAAAATGTTGGGACATGAATCACTGGAGACAACACAAATATATTTAGACTTAACACAAGAAGAGTTAGAGAATATGCACAAGAAATATGTTATTTAAGATTAGGAGGATAAAATGCAGGAAGAAATTTATGACAGTATACTAATTATGTTGATAGAAGAAGGTATAGAAATAACCACAGACATAAAAGAAAGGCTGTGGATCATTTTAAGCAAATATGACTACGGCAAAAAAGTTACAGATTTAGTATTGACAGATGAGGATCAAAACAACGAATACATTAAAAAGTTTTTAATTGCTAAAACTGTAAAAGGTTGCACAAAAAGAACTATCGAGTTCTACGGGATAACTTTAAGAAAAGCCATACCACGCATTAATAAAAACGTGGTAGATATTACTACAGAGGATATTAGATTTTACCTAGCAACACGACAGATAAATGATAAAGTTACCAAAGTGACAGCGAATAACGAAAGACGTGCATTAAGTAGCTTTTTTAGTTACTTGCACATGGAAGAATATATAAGGAAAAATCCGATGCTAAAAATAGAAAAGATAAAAGAAGATAAAAAAAGAAGGGAAGCTTTAACAGAGTACGAAATAGAAAAAATGAGAGCTTATCTTAAAAATGACTCGAGGAAAAAAGCAATGTTCGAGGTTTTACTAAGTACTGGATGCAGGGTTAAAGAATTCTCGGAAATTAAGATAAGCGACATAGATAACAACAAGATAAGAGTTATAGGAAAAGGCAATAAGGAAAGATTTGTATATTTAAACATGAGAGCAAAAGTAGCAATTGAAGAGTATTTAAAAGAGAGAACGGATGATAATCCATATCTTTTTGCACGCTCTAAGGGTGGGGGTAGAGGATTAATAAAAACAACTGGAAGACCAAAATGTTTTAAAGATTGGTGGAAGTTTAAAAGCCAAGTACATCCAACTAAAAATGCGGAAAGCAGGTACATAGAGTATACCATAAGAATGATCGGAAAACATTGTGGCATAGAAGGTGTACATCCACATAAATTTAGACGAACATGTGCAACTATGGCTATGAGAAAAGGTATGCCGATTGAGCAAGTGGCACATATGTTAGGGCATGAAAATATAAGCACCACGCAGATCTATTATGATTTAAACCAAGAGGAGTTGGAAGAGAATCATAAGCATTATGTGAATATTTAGGAGATTTGAAAATGAAAAAACTGCAAAATATTGAACCTTTAATGATTAGTATATCTGATTTTTTAAATACTTTAAAAAAAGTAGAAAATGAACTTTTAACTATTAAAGATAAAGAAAAAGTAGAAAAACTACAATTAAAGATAAGAGAGATGGAAAAAATAATTTTGGAAAATGTAGAAATACTTTTAAACGAAAAACACAAATTGATTAATTTGATTAACCAGATCGAGGATACAAATGAAAGAACGTATCTTCAAGAAAAATTTTTGAACAGAAAATCTAATAAGGAAATTGCTGCAAATATGCACTACAGTATAAGAAATATATATTATTTGCAAGAAAAAGCAATTAAACATCTTGTAGAATTAGAAAAAGAGAGCATCAAATGATGCTTTCTTTTATTTTTTCTAAAAATGCTTGACAAGTCACTCAATGAGTGATATAATATACACATAAGGTAAGAACTTACCTGAAACAAAAATAAATTTTTTAGAAAAAGGAGATTGATATTATGGAAACTATAATCAAAAAAATAAAAGAAAGTGAAGAGTTTAAAAAAATGTTCAAATGTAAACAAGACAATAAAAATCACTTTACAGACGTGGGACACCACACCATGGAATCTATAAAATACTTAAAAAAACTTGAACTACATGAAGAAACAAGAGAAAAAATTGAAATAGTGTTGTTACTACATGACATTGGAAAACCTGTAGTTAAAACTACAGATGACAAGGGAGACCATTTTTATGGGCACCCTCAAGCGTCTAGAAAAATAGCTGAAAAATTCATCAATGATGAAATTATTTTAAGTCTAATAGAACACCATGATGATGAGTTAATAGCAGAAGAAAAAATAATAAAAAGATACATAACCAAATTGGGAAAGGATTTCCCTTATCACTTGTTATGGATCGTAAAACAATGTGACATCATGGGACAAAACCCAAATCTGCAAAAGGAAAAACTAAATCAATTAACTGAATATATTATCGAGTTTGGAGAAGTCTTGAAAGAGATGAAACAAATACAGTTGAAAGATTTAGCTATAAATGGACAAGACCTAATTAGCACAGGCATAAAAGGTAAAGAAATAGGAAACCTTTTAAATGCTATACTAAAAAAGGTTAGAATAGGCACCTTAAAAAACGAAAAAAAAGATATAATGAAAGAAGTAAAAAAATATATAATGTATTAGAGAAGAAAGGAGCATCTGAAAAAGGTGCTCCTTTTTAACTCTTGCAAAATGCAACACTATGTGTTACTATTAACCTATTAAGAAGCAAAATATTTCTTTTGTTTCTAAAATTTATTTTTGTTTGCTGAAAAGATTAGTGAGGGTTAATCTGCCTTTGCTAATCTTTTCTTTTTTTTAAATTTTTTTCAAAAAAGTGTTGACAAGTCACTCAATGAGTGATATAATATAGACATAAGATGAAGCAAACAAAAAATAAAAAATAGAAATAGCTATCAAATCATAAAGGAGGCTTAAGAATATGAAAAAATTAAACAAAAAAGAATTCATAAACCTTTTAAAAGATGCTGAAAATAAAGATAATATAAAATTATGGTCATCGTGGGCAGGTTACCACACAAAAGAAGATATGTTCGAGGGTTTAACATACGACGAGTATTTAAAAGAATACGAAATTGAACAAGATGAATTAATTTATGTTGAAGATTTCGATTTAGATTATATCTATAATGAATATAAGGACATTATAGATAAACACAATAATATAAATGGTGACGTTATTGTTACATCACGATATGGTGAGTGTTCAATAACATTCACATTTGAGAAAAATATATTAATTTCTCTAGAATATGAAACAATTGACAACGAGGCGTGTAGTATAAAATACTTGTTAGAACCTTTAAATTTAACAAAAGAAGAACTAAAAGAAGAACTAAAAGAAGAACCTGCAACAAGCGAGAGTATCAATAGGTTATTGAATAAATTTAAATAACACAAAAGAAAGAAGGAAAAGATAATGAGGGCAAGCTCAACAGGAAACGAGGAAAACAAATGGCGAAAAATGAGGGAAATAACAAATATGACCCAAAAGGAATTCGCTGAGTTCATCTATACTTCCAAGAGAAACATAGAAAATTGGGAGAATGGGAGCAGGAATTCTTCTGATTGTGTGTATAAGTTAGCACTCTACAAAGTGTTAAATGAATTTGAAAAAAAATAAAAAAAGTTTCAAAAAAGTGTTGACAAGTCACTCAATGAGTGATATAATATAGATACAAGGTAAGGAAAGAACTTACCTGAAACAAAAATAAAGTTTTAGAAAGAAAAGGAGAATGAATTATGAAAATTAGAGTAGGACAAAAAATGTATGGAGTAGAATTTTGGGGCTTAAACAACGTAGAATGTGCAGAAGATTTGGTAAGTGATTGCATCGCTTACAACGAAGAAGAAGAGATATATGAATTAGAAAAAAATGTAACAATAGATGATATAATTGACTATCTAAAAGAAGAAGTTGATAAAAGTACTTATGAAGATGAATATGTTGAGGTATCTATAGATAACAAATTGATTGAAAGATATTACGGAAAAGATGAAGATTATTTTTTTAATGAAGACGAAAAAGACATAACTTTAGAAAATTTAAAAAAATTAGTAGGTAAAAAAGTTGATGAAACTGAATTTATTTGTTGTTTTGAAAATAATTCAGAAGATGTTATAGTTAGTAATACAGGTATATATAGTAACTTTGAAGGTTACGGAAAATGCGAGTGTGTTGACATCTACGAAAACACGGAAGAAAGTGAAATATATCATTGTTACATAAGCGAAGATGATATATTAGTAGATATAGGTTAAATATGAGGGGACAAGTTCCCCTCAGCACAAAAAAGAAAAGGAGAATGAATTATGGATATAATAAAAGATGATATAGACCTCAAAATTTTACTAGACGAAGTAAAAAATATGAGCTTTGAAGAAGGCTCAAAATTTATAAAAGAAAATTATACTAATTATAATGTTGTTGAAAATGAGGATAAAGATTATAACATATTAGATATTGATTTTATTTTTAAAACGATAGAAAATGATGATGATTTTCTGTCGTTTACAAGCAAGATAAAATTAGATGATGAAAGTTATGATTTAAAAAGTGGATATTGGAATATCCACGGAGATACATTTTAATAACAGCAAAGGAATGATTAAACCAAAACAAAAATAGATTTTAGAAAGGTGTGCAGATAATGGCATTACACATAAATGGCTTTAATTTTAGCTATGACTACACAGAGTTATTGGCAGAGTTAGCAGATGACATAAAAGAAGAACAATTCAAAATGGATGATGAGATAGTAATAGAGCGAGAACCAAGAGAAGATTTTGTTGAGAAAGGGATAGATTACATCCCGATCGTGGATTATTATTTTAAAAGTGATAATCCGCCAGAAGGAAAATATTTTGAAAAAATAAAAATTTCTGATTTTATTGCAGAAATGAAAAAATTAAATTCTATTATGTAATTTGCATCACATTGCATCATTTTGCAGTAACTTTTACCTTAAAATTTGGTATACTTTAAACAGCCAAACGGTTAAATTATATTATCAATTTTATCGAAATATTTTTTATTTTGTTCAGTAAATATCGAGATATTACAGGGCTTTTGTTACAAAAAAAGGAAAGAGGCAAAAACAATCTCTTTTCTTTTTTTGCACTTTTTTGCAGTTTTTTCAAACAAATTTTGTGTTAAAATAAATTAACAAGCAACTTTAAGAATGTTCATAAAAAAAATCACTTCACACCTCCAAGTTTAACACTTGGGGGTCTTTGCATTGTATTGCACAAAATTGCAGAGCATTTCAAAAAAAGTTTATGATAATATTTAAGTGTAGTAGTTAAGATTAGTGGTCAATATTGGAATATTTTCATTTTTTGTTGGGATTAGATATCGATCTTAACCTCCTTTCTTATAGATAGATAAGAAAACATACTTTTTCGGAATAGAGAGTGTAACAGCTCTCTATTTTGCATTTAATTGCATGTCTTTGCAGTTTTTAAAAGTTAGAAAAGTGTTAAAATATAAATGTTCATTGAAAAATTGATCTTTTCTTTAATGTATTTTTTAAATATTGGATTTTGTGGATGCTAAAAAGAGAGAGTAAAAACTCTCTTTTTTTATTTTTGCACTTTTTTGCATACAATTGCAGATATTTTTAACTAAAAAATATGTTAAGATTTGGTTGTAACGTTATATACGTTAATTTTTTGCTACATTATTTTTTTTAATTAAACGTTTAAAGTCATTAAAAAGTGACTCCCCTGAAAAACGCCCTTGCCTCCCCTTCGTGCAAGGGCAAATTAAAAAAATGGATAAAAAAGAATTAGTTAACTTTATTAACTCATGTATCACAGAAGATAAAATGTATAGATTTTACAAAACTAAGGAATGGATAGAGCTAAAAAATAAAATTTTAGAAGAAGAACATTTTGAATGTGAAATATGCCGAAAAACTGGCAAATATAAAAAAGCTTGTTTAGTACACCATGTAAGATTTGTTAGAAAGTACCCAAATTTGGCACTATCCAAATACTATACCTACAAAGGCAAAAGATACAAAAATTTGTTAGCATTATGTAATGACTGTCATGAGAAGGTGCACGACAGGAACAGTTTTAAGAATAGCACAAAAGAAAAGTTTAAAAATGAAGAAAGATGGTAATATTGCTGATTGTAGAGCGATACTCAATTACCCTTTTTATTATTATTCCTCCATTTGGATTATAGATTAGGGTGGGTAGCAGGTGCAATTCCTGCTATTGCCATTCGTAACAGTTAATATTAGTACTTGCTACATTGTGTTATATTTATCTTTCATAATTATTGTCATATTGCGGTGCTTAGATGGGGGCTTAGACTGGTTCGATTCCAGTACCGCAATTCTTTTAAGGAGGTAGGATATGCAGTTAGATTCAATACAGATTTGCAATAGATTAAATAAAGTATATACATTAGAGGAAAAAGGCAACGGTGGAGCTTATCACATGTATAAGATTAGCAAGGCAGATACAGATGAACCAGTCCAGTGTATTCAATTTCAAGACGGTGCACGAGGTGCGGAAGGTTCTATTGATGGATGTTTAGATGTAGACTTATTAGAGATAGTTAGACATAGATTAATATGTTTTAATCAAGGAGAGTTTGCGACAAGAGACACAGCAATTGCGATTGAAAAAGTCGAGGAGGCTTTGCTTTGGCTTAATAAAAGAGTTGATGATCGAGCTAAAAGAAAAGTTTTGGGTACGATGCAACCTTAAAATTTTTTTCACTCCCCCCACCCCCTATAACCCTTTCTGGTCGGGAGGGGTAGGCAA